AAGAAGGTTATGTTTGGGGACCCGAATATGGAAATCCGCAAAGATAATCCGGAGGCAAGAAAATCATTTCGTGCTAGACACAAATGCGATACAGCAAAGGACAAGACTACTCCAAGATACTGGTCTTGTAAGATGTGGTAATTATGGGTGGTAGAAATGCAAAACCTCCGTGGGATAAACCTAATCCAAAGAAAAAATCTAAGAAGCTAACGCCTTCACAGAAGGCCAAAGCAAAAGCTAGAGCTAAAAGAGCTGGTAGGTCATATCCTAACTGGGTGGATAATACTTGGGCATCAAAGCAATAGTTTGGATATTAGCTGCCCTAGTTGTGGGCTAAAGATGCAAATAACCAATGATAAAAGACTAAAATTAACTTGTTTAAACAAGGAGTGCAGGAATTATAAAAAATGAGTAATGTAAAAGTTTGTTTCGCACAGTCTTGTCACACAGTATTAAAACCCCCTAAAAGAAAATTTTGTAGTGACAAATGTTCCAGGAGTTATCATAATAAAAAATTCTATGCTGAACAGCAAGGTGCAGTCTATGAACCGGAAAACGAAGGTAAACCAGTAGCTACACCGGATACACAAAAGCGTAGAGGTGAAGTGTATGACAAACTCTATGAATTTGATTTAGGCCCTAAAATACTAAAGAAGGAAATTACAAAACAAGATGCTGCTGAAATACTACAGTGTTCTAAAGCAGCAGTTAGTTATGCATATGCGGCCTGGTTAGAAGATATGGAAACTAAAGAGAAGGCCGAAAACTGGACACTACCAGCTAGAGCAGAAAAATCATTAGCTGATTTTAAAATATTTAGAGATAGGTACTTTGAAACTGAACAAGGAATACCTTATGAAACTCCGGACTTTCACATTAGATGGATACAATCTATCTTAGATGCTATAGAACACGGACATCAACAGATGATACTATCTCCTCCTAGACACGGAAAAACAGATTTGTTAATACATTTTGCAGTGTGGCTAATAATTAAAAACCCTAATGTTCGTATCTTGTGGGTTGGTGGTAATGAAGAGATAGCTAAGAACGCAGTTAGTTCAGTTATTGACCAGTTAGAAAACAACGAAAAACTTATAGAAGATTTATGCCCACCAGGAAAAACTTTTAAACCTAGCAGTCGTGCAGGTAAGGCCTGGTCACAAAATGGATTTACAGTTGGAACTAGAACAGTCACAGGTATCAAGTCACCTACTATGGTAGGTATTGGTAGAGGTGGTAAGATATTATCTCGTGACTGCGACATCATTATTGCTGATGACTTAGAGGACCATTCATCTACTATGCAACCATCATCAAGAGAAAACACTAGAACCTGGTGGACTACAACATTGTCATCTCGTAAAGAGGAACATACAGCTTTAGTAGTAATTGGTTCTAGGCAACATTACGATGACTTGTATTCACACTTGTTAGATAACGAAAGTTGGAAAACAATAGTAGAAGAAGCACACGATACTGGATGTACACTGCCCGAATGGGATGATATAAAACACCAGGACTGTATGTTGTGGGCAAACAAAAGAACTTACAAATGGTTAATGGACCGAAAGAAGGGTGCAGAAACTACAGGTGGTAGAGCAATATACGAAATGGTATATCTTAATGTAGCAATGCCGGATGGTATGGCCTTATTTGATAGCGTAGAGATAGATGCTTGTAGGGACCAAAGTAGAAGTATTGGACACATACCACACAATGTAAGATTAATTGCAGGCCTTGACCCAGCATCAACTGGATACCAAGCTGCATTCTTATGGGGATATGACCAATCAGCAAATAAACTTTTTATGATAGATATGGAAAACTCATTAGGTGGAGGTATTCCGCAGGCCCTAAGAATTATTAAAGAATGGTATCAAAAGTACAGTTTGTCACACTGGGTTATTGAAGAGAATGGATTTCAGCGTGCAATTAGACAAGACCAATCTATAAAAGATTTTGCAGGTAGGCACGGAATATTTTTAGAAGGTACACAAACATATTCTAACAAGCACGACCCTATCTATGGTGTGACAGCTATGAGGCCATTGTTTGAACAGCAATTAATTTCTTTACCATATAATGGATTTGAAGCCCAAGAGAAGGTAAACTTATATAAAAGTCAGTTGGTTTATTTCTCTTCTGCACAAAATAAAAGTAGAAGTGTAGGAACTAAAACCGACATAGTTATGGCTAGTTGGTTCCCTATGAAAACTATTCGTAGAATGCAAAAGGAAAGACTTGCTACAATGGGACTAGAATATGAACCAAGTTTTGGAGGATACGAACTAAGTACAATGGACTTAGATAATTGGAGATAATGAAAAACGCAGAACAAGTATATAACAGAGTACACGAACTAAGACAACAGCACGCAGATTTTGCAAGTGACAAAGATAACATAAGAGATATTATGAATGGTGGTGCTGATGGCCTAAAAGCATTACTAGGTAAATCAATGCGTGATATGGATTATCAACAAATACCTGCACCAAACTTATTACAATCCGGATTAGATAGACTTGCACAAAAATTAGGAAGAGCCCCGGACTTAAAAGTAGATATTTACAATGACAAAGATAGTGAGAGAGCAACAAAGCGTGCAGAAAAACTAGAACGAATAGTACACGCATATGATGAAATCCAAAATTTAGATTTACAATTACCACAAGTAGGTAGATGGCTACCTGGTTATGGTTTTGCAGTATGGGTATTAAAAGAAAAAAAGGACCATAATGGTATTCCTTATCCATATGCAGAAATTAAAGACCCTTATCTTTGTTATCCTGGATACTTTGGTGATGGACAACAACCTAAAGAACTTGCAATAGTTCAAAGAGTTCCACACAAAACACTTGCAGAAATGTATCCAAATTATGCAAATATGATTTTAGATGATGTGCCTAATGAAAATCAAACATTAGCTTATATGTCATCATACGACAAAGGATGGGCCAACCAAAGTGGTGCCGGTATGGTAGTTGCAGAATACTATGACAAAGATGGTACTTACATATTGCTACCGGAAAAAATGGAAATAATAGATTTTGTACCTAACCCACTTAAATCCGGACCAAGATTTGTTGTAGCTAAAAGATTTGCATTTGACCAAATGCAAGGCCAATTCCATCACACGATAGGACTGATGGCTAATATGGCTAAGATAAATGTTCTATCTGTCATTGCAATGGAAGATGCGGTATTTACCGAAACAAACATCATTGGAGAGATAGAGAGTGGACAGTACAAGAAAGGAAGATTAGCAGTTAACTACTTAACTCCTGGTTCGCAAGTAAGCAAACCTACGAATAATCTACCCTATCAGCTGTTCCAACAGATAGATAGACTAGAACGACATTTACGATTAGGTGCTGCTTATCCAGTTAGTGATGATGGACAGTCACCAAACGCATTTGTCACTGGTAGAGGACTTGAAGAACTAGGCCAGTCTGCATCTTTACATATTAGAGAATATCAAACAATACTAAAGAACGCTTTAGAACAGGTTGATATTAAAAGATTAGAGTGGGATGAAACTATGTACGCTAATATGAGAAAACCTATTGCAGGTTATCGTAATGGTACAGCTTTCAAAGAAACATATGTTCCTAAGAGTGACATTGCAGAAATGTACAAGACTAGAAGAATTTATGGTGTTATGGCCGGATTTGATGAGCCACAAAAAATTATTACAGGCCTTCAATTAAAACAACAAGGAATTATTGATACACAAACATTACAAGAAAATATGGATGGATTAGATAACATTACACAAATCCAACAAAGAATAAATAGCGAAAGAGCAGAAAATGTATTGTTTGAAAGTCTTATGGCCCAAGCTGCACAAGGTAATCCTAAAGCTACTATGGCCGCAATAGAAATAAAGAAAAATCCTCAAAACATAAATAAAATTTTAGAGAAGTTCTATACTGCTGAAGGTGATGAAATGTCACCGGAGGAGGAAGCACTTGTGGGTGGACCTCAACAACCACAAGGACCTCCACCAGGATTACAACAGGTATTAGCACAAGTAGCTGCACAAGGAGGTGGACCAGGTGCCTAAAGAATTTGACCCAATGGCTGAAACCGATAAAACATTTTATGATATTGTTAACAATCAACCTGGTGAATGGATAACATCAATAGAACAAAATCCAATAGATTTTGGATTTAATCCACAATATGTGGAATACCATATGCCTGGACCAATACCAGGAGTATTTATTCGTGTAAGTATGAATATAGAATTACCCGAAGAAATGCTAAACATAAATCAATTTATGATAAGTCTTACTGAGTATTTAAACGAAGAGGATGAAAAATATGGTTCGTAAAGCAGCAAGTAAAAAAATGGCTGAACAAGCTACAGATATGAAAGCCGACCCAGGTTATGCAGATTTATATGTACCAAGGAAGAGTGGCGACCCAACAGGACAAAGTAAAGTTATTAACGAAACATTAGCACC